CCCTAAGCGGAAACTCAACCGTGCTAGACCGGCCTCCAGGTTATCTAATAATATGTTCATTTCCAGGATGGCTCCCTCAAGCCGGTTCAACTCCCGGTAATCAATAAAGTGACCATTATCGTAAAACTTCTGTGACACTCCATAATCCTGCGTAAGAATATGTTTATTGATTACTTCCAAGTTTCTTTCAAATCTGTTAAATTCGTATGCATAATAATAGGACCTATAAGTTTCCTTATCAGGCCCCATTTCTTCAATAATAAATTGTGCATATAATTTGGATGCTCTCTCATTTAGGTATTCAAGATTATTTTTTATCCGGTTATAATCCTGAATATTAAATCTATCTGTTATCTTCCAGTTAACTTTAGGGGGATGCCATTTAATTACTTCTACTAACATCCCCTCAGTATTTCGTTCATTGGCAACAGTAACATTCCCGGAATCATCGTACGCCCGCACCTCTGTGCCATAAAATCCAGATGCATTAGGTTCAGAAAATTCCCCTTCATATTTTTCCTTTACTTTATTAAGCTGTTTCGACTGGGAGGCAAAAGTTGCTTCCACTCTTTCAATCATCTATGCAACACCACCTTTCTTGCCTTCATCTGTCCACTCCACCCAGAATTGGAAAATTTAAGCGAATTCTCGTAAGTTCTAAGCATACATGTAGGCTTTGTTTCTGAACGTAAGTAGAATAAATCATTTGAATCGACGCATGGATCACCCCACCAATTTATTTTGTAATCCACATTCCCAAGCAAAAAAGCTGATAACCACTCTTCTAAATCCTTAGCATGTTCAATTGTGCTTACAAGCGGATTGTCCCACTCTTTTTCCTCCCCGATTTCATTGTGTTCCGCTACATATTGATTTTCTTCAATAATATATTCATAACCTGATATGACATATTTCACCACCATTTCAGACACAATGCCAGAGAACATTAACTTAGCATAATAAGCACTGCTTTCAATAATCGCGCAAGTCACCGTATCATTATCCACAACAGCAGCTTCTAATCCGTAAGATGGATTAGAAAAATACACAGTGTAGTATAAGTTATTTGGTCCAAGCGATATTTCTTCCTGGGAAATTTCTTTCTTTTCGACAGACTCCCTATATATTTTCCGTTTTATTTTGATTGCTTTTATCTTTTCCTGTCGTTCTCTCTCTGGTGTTGTATAAAAATAATCATTTGACAGTGTATAGTCAGTAACATCACCAATAAGAATGCTATCAATTGTTATCCTACTATTAGGAAACCCTTTAGTAAATGTAATTACCATTTTATCAAACAGATTAAATTGTGCATAAGTAATATAAGTAAGTTCAGGATCCTCTACTGTAAATTCCTGTACAAGTACACCTGAATTATAAGTATTTACCTTAAATTCCAAGGGCGCCACGTTGCGAAATAATATACATAGCCCAAAACAGACAAAAGCAGCTTCAAGATTAATTGTAATTTGGGGCGGAGTTGAAAAAACACCACTAGCATCCGCCAGACTTTCGCTGACATATCCCACAGGTAAATAGTCGGTGTCCTCTGGCATAAAGAATACGCTGCCATCAACAGTTGTAAAATCAGCGCTTCCCATTGCATAAGCCGCCTTTTCATTGTCTTTCAACAAATCATTTAATCGGCAGAAATTTGTTTTGTCAGGTGCTACTACCGTCATATCTGGAATAAAAGAACTTTGGATATGTATTCGAGCATCCCTGTCCTGATACAAAACACACCGTCCAGCATTGGCAATTATCTGCAGTGCTTCTGTATACTCAACTACCGGCAACGGATTATACACTATAACCTTTTTCAGGTATGGGTCAATAAAATACTCACGGGTATCAGTAATTCCTGCTTCAGTAAGGACATCTATTGCCAAATCATAAAGGCTGATACCATTTTGTCTATAAATACCTTTGTAATATTTACCGGAAATAAAATCAAATCGGTCTGTTGCAGTGAACTTAGCTTTAATATCATCTGCTTTCCAAGTTTTCAAGAAGCATGTATTTGGTTTCAGCCATTCAATATTCCCATTGCCTTCCACATCATAACCAAAAGAAGTCTTTATTTCCTGGCCTTTTTCCATAAATACTAAAGCACTTTCATCATTGTCAGGATCATAGTACAAGTCCTGATTATCCACTGTAATACTCATATCCTGACTCGGAATAGTTTCAGTAATGGATGAAACATAATCTTTAAATGAGTAATCAAGGATATTTGTATTTTCAAAAATATTTATAATCCCACAGGAAAATTGCAGAATCCTCAACCGACCTTCTCCATTCACCATTTTGGAAGGGCGTATAATAAAATAAGACGTGCCCTCAAACACGTCTTCCGTTGTCCACTGTGATTTTTTATTTCCGTTATATGCATGAATGCCCTGGTCATTCTCTACGACAAAATCCACTGGATAGTATTCTCCGAAATTGATAGTCAATCCTTTAATATCTAGCCCGGTGACACCGCCAAAAGATATATATATTGTTCCCAATAGCCCCTCAGTAACCAAGCCATTATTATAAACTACATCTTCTGGAATTAAGGGCAGAAAATACATCGAGCCATCAACATGAGAAAAATCCTGCTCACCGGTAGCATATATCTTAGACGCCTCATATCCCTCGAATGGTTTTCGGATATCAGAAAAATATGTAAATTCATTCCTTACATCATCTGCGGAGACTGCATCCTGCGCGTCCTGATTAATAATACCTATGTATATTCTTATGTACCCACGATTTCCTAATCTTCTCGGATCACGTATCGATTGTTTGAAGGCTTTACTGGTGCTTTGCATTAATCCCACCCCGCATCAATTAAGTTGACCGTAAAAGTTTCATCCATAGTCACTATATGAGAAAGTTTATCTACCCATAAAGGTTTCCCTTTCCGATCTCCAGGATACATTATAATAGTAGTTGGCTTACCGGTGCGGTAATCCTCAAAGGTAACTGGCACAAAAATATCCTCCAGTGATTTCAACATCATCTGCCGGGTTTCAGCCTTCAGACCATTCCATTGCATGGCATCAAGTTTTATCAAATCTCGCCCAACCCTCCTGCCTATAACTGCATTATTTACATTTCTGCCAGCATTAACTGTTGTGGAAATCACATATGTGAATCCTCTCATAGGAGTTGGCCAATCGTATCCATTTACATTTAAAAAAGCAGTGAGCGCCATAGTATCACCTCTTTTATGCCAAATAAAAAGCATCCACTAAATGCAGATGCTTTATTGTTACATTATATAATCCCCTCATTCACCTAAGTTGCCAGAAAAATCAGATATACATTCTCTTACTGTATTAATAATTTCTGATTGCTCTGTATCACTAAGCGTGCAAGATTCAGTATCTTGTATCACCCAATCAGGAATTGTTAGAACTGCACTTCCATCCTTATTTGTTCCCATAGGCTTCCCACCAATTAAGGAAACCATACCACTATCGCTTGTTATTAATATACCATAATCCGTCTTTTCTAAAATACTATCAGATAAAATAGAATACAAATATATAAATACTAATGAGGCTTTATATTCATTTGCAACCTCTGCGGAAATGTAAAGAGATTCCTTATTCTCATTCTCTGTTATTGCAACTGTCATAATATCCGAATCACCAATGTTATATTCTTCTTTTAAGACAACAGTTGTGTTTTCTGCATCATCTATACTTTCAGTTTTTTTGAATGATTCATAATATGCTTCATCTGTTCTGGTTGACCACTCATCCGAAAAGTCAATTGTAGCTTTTTTATCTCCATAGTCAGTAAATGATATTCTGTTATATCCAAGTTGTTCCGCTTTATCATCTGAAATTTTCCAAATATACACTATCTGCCCTAGATTTTCAGCCTTTTCATATTGCCCATACTTATTCACAAGTTGAGATAATACATCTTCAAACTCTTTTTGGGTAAGCTTAAAGTTACATTCAAAACTTTTAATCGTTTCTTTATCATCCCTTACACGGAATAGTGCTTCTCCATTATATCCAAACAAATTTAAATTTTTATAGCGATAGCACTCTCCGATATATTTATTTACTTCTATGTCCATTTCACCTATAACATTAAAAACTGTTTCGATAGAATCCTGACATTTAAACTGCTCAATATTTACAAGTTCGGAGTCGCTTTTATTCCCGCACCCTACAAAAAATACGCATACAGCCCATACAATAACACAACAATATACTTTCCTCATTTTCGTCCTCCCACAATATGATAACAAAAATATACCATATTGTGGGATTAAACTCAATTAATTCGAAAACATAAAACCATTTCTTCTCCTTCTTTCATCAGTAGCAGAAACCAGTTCTCTACCGTCAATTTCTATCGTCTTCCCTTCTCGTACTGCTGATATCAATTCCCCAAGCAATGCAGCCTCTCTGTCATTTTCCGAATATGCCCTGGAAAATCCCCTATATGCAGCTTCTTCAATGCCAGCAACTATCATATCATTGTTAGCTACGGCAGTCCGACCATTAGAAAATTTTCCCACCAATTCATTATGATTTGCCATAAAAAGACCATCTTCCGGAAAACCACCAAGTTCATATTGTGGTATCAGACCTATTGAAAATGTCGAAAACGCGGCTAAAGGTTTTCCTCCAAGTTGAGCTACCATAGCATTATAATCATTAATAAATGAATTAGCTCCGGAAATAAGCTGATTCATAGTACTTTCAAATCCAGATAACATACGATTCAGAAGCCCTATTACTGAACTTACAATGCCTTCAAAACCAGAAAAAATGCCATCTTTCATATTACAACCAAATAGATTCCATTTTTCCAGTGTAAACCATGGTTCAACACTGATATCCCACCATTTCTTGAAATCTGTTTTCCATAAAGTAGTGAACTCAGTCCATCTCTTTATAATTCCATCTTTAAGTCCGAGAGTAAGGGTATACCATTTTTCCAGTGTGAACCATGGTACAACGTTGTCTTCCCACCAGATAGGCAACGCCTCTTCATTCCACCATGAAGTCAACTCACTCCATTTTGTCTGAAAAGCAAGAGGCATGTTCCCGAATAAACCTAACCATTGTTCCTCTGTAAAGAATGCCTTTACTTCATCCATCCACACTGTCAATGCTTCTATTGTACTATCAGTATTTTCAGATATTCCAAAATTGAATCCGTTTATAGTATCTTCAGCAATAGCTATAAATTCTCTTGAAGGACTATGAGAATCTAATGCCATTCTAGTTGCTCCAATTGCAGTTTCACCAATAGCTGTTCCTGCATTTTCAACTAGACCCATATTGCTTTCAACGCCGCCTGAAATACCTTCATTGATATCTTTACCAACACTATTAGCCGATGTTGTAATTCCTGCCTTTGCATCATCAAGGCCGCTTGTTACTGCTCCTTGAACATCTGAAGTCAACGTTTTTCTCAATGAATCAAATCTGCTATTACTTTGAGTATTTCCATAGTCAAACAGCCCATCAAGAATATTGCCCATAGCATCACTGGCATAAGTCTTTCCAGATTCACCAATACTAGAAAATTCTGACTGTAATGCTTCATCTATGGGAGCTATAGTGCCAGTCTTAAACTCAGCTAAAGCTGTCTGTATGTCACCTTCTTTTGTTGCTCCTAACAGTTTCCTTCCCCAATCAGGCTCTTCAATACTATTAACAATTTCAGGAATTTTATTAATCAAGCCATCCTGTATAGTTTGAGTATACTCTCCTGCAAGTCTATCAATTTCAGATATTTGTTCTTCAATGTCGTCCTTCTGGATATTTAATAAATCAGTTAATGCGGTTGACGTTTCTGTATCGCCTATAGCATTTGCCTGATCTATCATTGATTGTATTGCATCAATTAATAACTGCCCATTTTCCTCGACAGATCCTTTAGCTTCTTGCGCTGCATCCGCCACATTGGAAAATTGCTCTTTTAAAGCGGCTACATTAACAGTACCATCATCATTAACAAATGCACTAAAGTCAATACCTTCAGACACTATCTTTTGTAGATTCTCAATGGACTCTGTTGACTCATCCGTATAACCGGATAGTTTTTTATATTCTTCCCACAGCGGCTGAAAACTTGCAGCATACTGTTCTGGCGTAATTTGATTATTCTGTAACTGTTCATCCAGTTCTTGAAAACTGCCTGTAATTTCCGTCAACCTTTGCTGGGTTTCGCTCTGCAGACCAGAAATAACCTGATTAAATTCCGAAACACTATAACCAGCTGCTTCAACAGCATCACCAAGCGCCCCCATCAGACCCAGTCGAATAATTTCTGCTTCCTGAGCAAAAAGAGAACTTGAGTTATTAACCAATTGCTGGAAACTGTCGGTTATTTTACTAACCTCTTCAGATGTTACCTGCGAACCATTCTGCATACCAAACGCAAATAAATCTATAGATGTTTTTGTATCATCTATGTTCTGCTTTGTCGTCTGCAACTCGGTTGATTTCTGGCTAATCGTATCAAACTGACTGGCAATATTCGCAAATGCACTTTCATACTGAGATGAAATCTCTGAAAGGGGAGTTCCTCCAGGATTTTTCAAGGCATTGCCAACAGCTTCCATAGCCTTGTTTTGGGCTATCTCATCCATGGCTTTACCTATGCCAGATATCCCGGCAATTACTCCTGTAATAGCCGCAATGGCAAGGCCGGCAGGTCCCAGTGCGACATACATTGCTGTTCCGGCAGCGCCTACTGCTAAAGCAATCTTACCAATTCCCGCTACAATATTTTCAGTTCCAAGTGTTAAATCTTCAAAAGTATTCTGAACAACATTAAATTCAACAAATGCTGCCGCCGCTGTGATTATGCCCTTTTGCATTCCAGTCAGTTTTGCCCGGAAAGTATCAACAGAATTGTTTAAAGTTTTCCATATACCATCCTGTCCAACGTTATACTTAAATACGGTAAAACCATCCACAACGCCCGAGACTGCCTTATTCAGTTTAGGATACTGTTTTGCCAGTTCCCCCGCTGCGTCCATGTTCCCTTTTAGCGCCTTGGCAACTAATGAGGTGGTATCAGATAGAGCTTTAAATTTGATAGTTATGGTCTTTACTCCCATAATCACTTCAGCGCCATATAACGCTTTCCATGCCTTTGATACTATCCTCTCAATTCCTTTAACTGCACGAAATCCCAGGTAGGCAGTCAATAAAATGCCAAGTGCATAGCCAATTTTTTCAATTGTTCTGGGATCCATTAATTCTAACGCCGCTGCAAGCGCATTAATTCCTCCTGGTACGACGACATTGATGAATGAAGCACCGAATCCCATCAGATCTGAGAAGAAATTAATCAGACCTTGCCCTATTGCCTCTGCAAAAGGTTCCAGTGCCTTCCAGAATCTTTCCAGTGCTTTGTTTATTTTATCCCACTTTACATCTTTTATAAATTTTGTCAGAATATCTGCCAACTGTGGAAATGCACTGCTTAAAGCCCATGTTCCTAATGGCGCAAGGAAATAATCAAAGAAATCAAATAATCCATCAAATGCAAGAATGGTAAGATCTCCTAAGGCACCATATAAATTAGATAAAGAGGTTCTAAGTCTTCCCCAGTCCACGTCTGTAAGCATCCGGTTTATAATATTAAAAAATCTCGGAAGTCCGGAACTGTCCCCTAACATCCACTTTCCAACAGGCACTAAAAACTCCCGGTAAAAGTCTTTTAGGGTATCCCACGTAAAATTCCCAAGTTCAGAAAGTCCTTCATCCCAGAGCTTTTTCAGCGCTTCTCTGGTAGGTTCAGCTACATCCCATATCTTTTTAAACCATTTAACAATCTTATCTGCCAGAGCTTGTGCCTTATTCTCCATGCGGTCAAAGGCTTCATTCCATTTAAGTTCATAATCGGCAAGTGCATCTGCAATAGCACTATCCAGTAAAGGGTTTCCCCCAATTCCCCCGGCGCCATTATTTCCTTTGCCACTACCAGTATTAGGATTATTGATGTTTAGTTCATCTATTCCCAATGTTGTATTTTTAAGTTTTTTGGCTGCTTTTTCCGCATCATCCAGAGACTCTCCGTAATCATCGGCGCCGCCAACCAAATCAGCCATACCATCACTCATACCACCCATGGATGAGTTAATGGATTCAAATTTTATTCCAAGCAGACTTCCTATAAAAGAAAACAACCGCTGTAATGCAATAACAAGAGCATTGATGTATGGCAAAACCTTAGTAATAATTGGCAAAAAAATGTTGCCAATAACACGCGCCAGGTTAGAAAAATTTTGCTGGAGCATACGCAACTGGTTGGCCGGAGATTGCATAGTGTTAGCTAAATCACCGAAAGCGACCTGAGACTGGTCCAATATAGCCAGCAATCTCAGCTGTGCTTTTTCGGCCTGATTCATCTCAGATACGGCTTCAGTCAAACCATTCTTATACGCATACTCCTGCAGCGTAGCCATAGTAATATCAATTCCAAGGCTACGGACCGCTCGCGATTGTCCGGACAGCGCAGAGGCGAACTTCTCCCATGCTGTATCAAAAGAAAGATTTCTCAAAGATGCCCAGTCAGTTCCAAGCATTGTAAGAGCTTTTGAAAAATTAAGAGCAGACTCTTCCGCTACCCCGATTGAAGAAGCTACCTGCGCATAGGTAGCCTGATACTGCAGCACCTTATCCGGATCCATACCGAGATTTTTCGTACCGGTATAGGTGGCATTTCCTTCAATATCTATTTCATAGCCTGTCATTTTCGCTGTCAGTTCTTTTGCACGGGAAGAGAAAGACTCCGCATATTCTTCGGCTGAAGTATATCCATTCTCTTTCCACTGAGCAGCTGCACTATTGCCAATATCTCTCATGGAAACTTCAAAGTAGTTTACTGTTTCCAGAAAATCCATGGAACTGCCGATTGCTCTGCCTAAAGCTTTTACGCCACGAATTGCCAGGAAAGCACTTGCATAGAAAGTTCCAAATGTTGCGGCAAGACTCTTAGTCCCCTTTGTAGCGCGTCCAGATGCAACAGAATAGCTATTAAAATTACCTGTTAAAGAATGTGCCGCCGTCCCAGTCTTATTGCCTTGTTTGGCTAAATTCGCAAGCGCATTAGTCATACCAACAATATTACTGCTTACTTTCGGAGCACCAGACATTGTATGCATGAAATCCTTAAGGGCTGTTGCCAGTATTGGCAGATTTGATATTGCCCTCTGGACATTCACGCCGCCCAGTTTAGAAATGTCTTTAGCAAATGATGCCATCTGCATAGAAGAGGATGAAATACTTCCCAAACCTGAGAGTGACTTTTGCATAGCCTCCATAGCAGAAGCGGCCGAATACAATTTACCTGTATCGATATTGCTTATCTTTTGCAGATTTGTAGCTAATCTGGTAAAGTCACTGGTCTTTACATTTTTGAGACTCTGAGATGCGGATGAGAATCTCTGAACGCCATCTGCCAAATTTGTCAAACCGGTTGTATTGATAGAACCTAAAGCCCCAGACAGCCTATCAAGCTTTGATATTAAGTTGTCCAATTGCCTATTAGCGTTTCTGGCCTGCGCTTCTATCTCTATTTCAAGCCTGTCAATATCCGCCATCTCATATCACCACCTTAAAATTGCACTGACACTCAACGGCGTTCCGGCATATAAAAAGGACTAAGCTTCCATCTACTTAGCCCTCAAATCTTCTATTAAATTCTTCTGCCCACAGTTTGAACTTCTCTTCTCCAGACAATTCCTGTGATACATTTTGCATTGCATAAGGCTTCTCAGGATATTTGTGCTTTCGCCCAGCCAGTGCACTTACTACAGCTTCTCTCACATACACGCCAGCCAACCAAGCATGAAGATCCATAATTTTGTTATCCTCATCTTTTCTGCTTCGATAAGCATCAAAAAGCAGATTTAAAATCTTAGGATTCAATGACCAAAAATCATTATAGGAGATGCCAATTCTTAGTGCAGCTGGAAGCCATTTACTAAAAATCAATTCCTTAAATGATGGTATATCCTGATTCACAAATCCTTTTGAAGTTATTCCTTGTTCTCCTGGGGCGCTTCTTTCTGTTCCCTCCCCAGAAGCTTTTTGAAAAAACCAGATTCCTCAACTGCGGTATTAAATGCGGTAACGATATCGGCAATATTCCCGCCACCAAGGATATGCTGTTCACAGAGATATTCCGCATCTTCTCTGTCACAATGCGCAGCAATCCCAGCAAAGGCCGTTGCCAAAGAAAAGAACTGTTTCTTTTTGAATGATTCAATTACAGAGAACCCCATTTCCTCCATATGTACCATATCGCTGAAACCCAGTTCTTTAACTTCGTACTTTTTATTATTAATTTTTACTGTTACCATACTTTATTCCTCCTGTTTATTTACATATTACGGGGATACCGGTGCATTTCCAATTTCAATTTTTGTAGAAGGCGTCACAGAAATAGTCATTTCACGGACTCCATTAACCTCGCCTTCATTTACATACACAGAGTGCTGTCCATGCCAGGTCGCTACACCATCCGCTCCGTCTTTACCCATCTTAAGTCGATACTGTCCTTCCTGGCCTGCTTTAGCCTGTACGGTTTTATATGATTCCAGCGTATAGTTGGCGCCGAACTCCATAGCTTCCACAGACTGGACGCCAGGCACAAAGGTCTGAACCTCATCTTCAAGGTCTGTAGTCTCGATCTGTTCGGGAGATCCGCCCAGCGCCGGATACGACTTAATGTTGCACAGTTTGCTCCATGCGGTTCCATCAGTGCTGAATTCCAATATTGTTCCAATAGTGCTTACTGCTTTTTTTACTGCATCTGCCATTTTTATTGTCCTTTCTTCCCAAAAGGGAACGCAAAAAAATAAGAGCCTCAGTAGCTCTTACAATTCATGTTACTATCTGAACCGAAATTCCGGTTTCATTCATATTTGTTTCAATTCGTCTCCATCCGCAAATATACGTTGATATCTCCCCACCCAGCGAACGATATTCGGGTCAGCCGCATTTGTAACCGGCATAGGTCCGCCGCGGCACTGGAAGCCATAGGACAGCATAATATTCTTTGCCGCCTGACCAATCTGCTCACATGTAGCATCTGCGAGGGAACCGGTGGAATACACCGTTACCACCAATAAAGGATTTTGCGAACTCTCATTTCCATCAAGGTCATAGTCGCCGCCGAAATTATCGCCAATGGACAAATCCACATAAGGCATATTGGTTTCTTTTGGCGTCACATACCGCCCAACAGTGCACTTGACTGCTTTTTCCAGTTTTGTTTTGAATATTGTGTAGAATGTGTTCCAATCAAATCCTGCCATTTAATCACCGCCAATCTCATGTATTAAACATCTTTCATCCGGCACCCGCTTTGTTTCTTTCCAGCCGCCGGCAATGTTCTGCGTGACTTTCTTGCCACATTCATCATGGGAAAGTTTGATTCCGCCGGTATGGAGAGGGCAAAACAAGCATTCAGATGGGCATTTATCTACGATCATGCTAAATACTTTCATACTCCAAGTACCTCCGTTTACAGTACAACACCTTCCATAACTGCCCTTGTCTCAAGCACTGCAATATAATCAGTCATTGCTTTAATCTGCATATTATATGTACTTCTCGGACAAACGGGATTGAAAATCAGTTTTCCGTTGTCCCACTTATAAAGCATTTCTTTTAACTTCTGGTAGCGGATGACCACCTGTGCATATTCAGCCTTGAAACGCTCCTTATAATCCGTACTGTTCATCATATCTACAGTGTCTTTTAATTCTGTTACTGGTTTCATATCTGACATAATTCTTTACCTCTTTCTATGAATTGAAAATGTCTCTTGCAATCGCCACAACCTTATCACGCAACTCTTTTCCAGCGAAGTACATAGGCATCTTTGGGGCTGTACCGCTTGAATAATTTAAAAAGACCACTGTATCAGTAGCCTTTCTTAAACAATTCTTCTCTTGTCCTAGCACCTTTGCGATACCGATTTATAATAGTTTTTCTACATACGCCAGTTTTTCTTTCCCATTCTGATGCAGTATTAGTAACGCCGTCAACTGTTATGTATATTGAATTCTTTGGTAAATTTTTTAATTTCCCTTTTGTCAAGAACTCCTCAAGAGTGCATTCGTTTTTGATATATCTTCTATATCTATTTCTAACCGTTGTAATCGGAATTCCATACTCTCTCGATATCTCCAAAAGGTTTTTCCACTTGCCTTCAATCAATACTCTTTGCGTTTCTCTTTTGTTATAATCCTGCGTTTCCTTATCAGCCCATCGACAATTCGATGGTTCATAGTTGCCATTTACATCTATGCGGTCAATAGTAAGTTCATCGGAATAGCCGTGACTTACAGCCCATTTATAAAAAGCCGTGAAATTGTTTTTCCATTCATCGCATACGACAATTCCTCTACCACCATAGTCTTGATAATTAATGGCATTTGGATTTAAGCATCTTTGCTTCATCCCACTCCAACACTTATACAACCTCGTGTTATTCATGCCTTTCGTTTCTTCATAATCATTCATAAGCCGTTCATTTTGTAAACAACCACAGGATTTTGCATGACCGCTAAGCAGGCTATCCTTTCTAACGATTACCGTATTTCCGCAATCACATTTACATTCCCAATATGTATGATGTCCATCATATCTTTCATCCATCTTTCGTATTGGAGTAAGTCTGAAAAACTTTCTCCCTATCAAATTCAATGCTGGTCTACCCATACCATCACTCCTTATTAAATCTTATAGTTTAATTATACACCATTTTATTATATTTTCAAGTGTTTTATTAAACTTTACAATTTAATTTTATTATGATACAATTCTAATAATAAAACTAAGGAGTTGATACCATGTCATTAAAAAACGACTTAAAAGGACTTATCACTAAGCAAGGCTTTACAATGAGCCAAGTCAATGATGAATTAAACCGCAGACACGGAACAAATCTTTCTTTCCAAAATTTCAGCAACCGTATGAGAAAAGAAAGCTTCTCGTACAATGAAATAGCAGAAATACTTGATGTAATCGGCTATGAAATAAAGTGGGAGCAAAAACTCATGTAGCAAACACTTCTTTTGCAATTTGCAATACTTTTTCTCTTAGTTCTTTGCCCGAGAAATACATTGGCATACGTGGAGATACTCCCGATGATGTATGCCAATTTCCGTCTAAGTCCATGTAACTCCAAGAGCCTTGTTCTGCGTGCGTCTGCCCCGGAAATGTTCCTGTACCTACGCCCGGAATATTTGCCGGATTCTCAGCTTTCAAACCAGCACCAAACTCTAACATAAGCATCGGTGAGACCTCGGCACTTTTCACACCCTCAAGCGTCTGCCATTGGCTGACAATTTTCTGTGAATCTTCCATGTAGAATATCGCCCGGCATCCGGCCTGTTCCTGTGTGATTTCAGAGCCTAAGTGAATGTACTTTCCAAATCCGCTGCTGCCGATGTGGGCCTGTGCTATGGCTATTCCCTCAGCGGTCAGCCGCCGGCCCAGTTCCTCGCATTTTCGGTTGATTTCATTCTGATACTGCTTGATCTCTTGAATGACATTTTGGATTTCACGGACGGATAACCCGAAACTGATTTTCTTTGCCATATTATCATGCTCCGTAATTAAACATCTGGCTCATTGGATTAAACCGTTTTGCTAGTTGTCTTTTTAGTTCTTCCAAGTCAATCGTGATTGTGGTGTTTTCCGCTACTTTGACATCTCGGTAATCATGTGGTACAAGTAAAGGCTCCATTAATTCTGCGACGACCGGAACTGTCGCTGGTTCCAGATAACCGACTGCCTCCATTTGCTTATGTTTGCATTTCTCCATAAACGGACACTGTCTACATTTCTCTGATAATTTCGATAAGCCCATATTACACACCACCTACAAAATATCCAGATGCTGAAACAAATTAAAAATCTTCGGGGACTGAATGGCAAACCAGTCAACCATTTCCTCATGCTTTGCCCATGAACCTGCAGGAATACTTGCATTATCAGAAAGTCCGCTCTCATTAAGAAAAGCGTGTATTAATTCATGCCGCAGCGTCTTTTTCCATAATATTTTCTGCTCGGCTTCATTCATTTCTTCAAAGTATTCCTTTTCAGACATATCAGCAATAACAATCTGTTTACTTTCTTCAGCGCAATACCCAGCAAGTTGTCTATCCTTTAATATGCAATCTTCTGTTACCTTGTGTGTCTCAACAGAATATTCAGTTCCAAGAACATTTATTTTCATCTGGTCCATATTATGCATTCCCTTTCGGTAATTTTTTTATAGCAATTACAATATTGTTCAATCCTCTCGCTGGATATGCAGCAACCTTATAATCGGCGCTGTCAGCATTTACCGTACCATCTGCATTGTATTTGATTTCATTATCAATCCAAATACGGGTAAGTTCGTCTATTGGGCAGGTCATGTCCGTTGTGGAAATAGTTCTGGTGTAGTCAACATCACTACCGAAGACCACCTCCTGGGCGCTGCCTTTACCGGCGGAAATGTTGGCATAAAAAAGGACAGGTTTATTAAAGCCTGCCTGCGTACCCAGCACCACCGGAATACGCTCTCCGTCTACTTCTACATAGACTAGATCTCCGTTTTCGTCACGCTGATAAACCGTGATTTCCTCGGAATAAAGTGAATAGTAGAGCTTTTGCATATTCTTCTTTAAAGACCGCATATCTTCACTTTCCTTGTTTCTGCAATGCCTGGATAGCCGCCATGAAACGGCAAGTATCATCAACCATTTTCTTCATGTTCTCCGGCTTTTTCATTTCATCAATACTCTCGTGAAATGCCTTTTCGACATCAGGATACTGTTTAAACATCTCCTGAACGGCTTTGCGACAACAATCCGAGCATTTATCAGTACTCCCTATTTTGGGTAATTCCTTACCGCATACAACGCATTTTGCCATAAGCGCCTCCTAAATCTGTTTATGAAAAAAGAGAGGGGTTAGCCTCTCTTGCGTTTTTCTTTTTTATCTTTTATTTTTCCTAAAAGCGGATTGATAATAATTATTCTAACGCCCAGTAATAATGCAATTATGCAAATAACAACAACTATGTTAATAACAACAATTCCCCAAAACACATGACACATATTGTTTTGGGTAAGTTTAAATGTAATGTTTGCATTTACTGTTATCAGAGCAAAAACTGCCACAAATACGGCCATTATCGAAATGATATTTGCATAGATACCATTTACATTATTTCCAATATTTTCAATCCTTTCATTAAGCTCGTTATAATTATCCCTGGCTACAATGGTTTTTTGGGAAATTTCATTATACATATTAGCTACGTTATCCCAAGTAGCTTTTCTCTCAATAGCATAATAAACATTTCTTGTTGTTCTTATCGTAAATACTTTTCCCTCATCAATTAGTTTATTTAGGGCCCCGGATGTAGATTCCTTATCAAAATCACATGATTGTGAAATTTCGATCAATGATTTTGGTTCTTCTACATTTTGAAGAAATTGTAATATTTCATCTTCTAATCTCATAATAGTATGCTCCTTTTATTAATAGATGTTGGGGTCAAAAGAGTTTGTAAAAACTCTCTGACCTACCATATAGTACCTTGA